ATCGTTTCAGTAGAAAAAGTTGATGGCGTAGATGTTATCAAGGGAGACGAGACAGTTTTAGAAAATGTATTTTATGATAAGGCAAATGGAATAGTTATAGCATCTGAAAATGAATCAGAACTTAGCCCAATTACTGGTGAGCAGATGGAAAACATAGGGTTCGTTGAGAAAACGGATAGTGAAAAAACAAACATGATAAAATTCTTAGTTGATAGTGCTAAAGGCATTAATACTTCTAAGATTAACAAGGAGGTACAACCTATGACAGAAAACACAGAAGCAGTTGCAGAAGTTCTTGAAACAGAAGCAGCAGTAGAAGTAGAAAAGTCAGAGGTCGCTCCAGAGGTTGATGCCGTTGTTGAAGCACCTACAGAAGAAGTTGTTAAGGCTGATGAAGTCGTAGCAACAGAAGAAATTGCAAAGTCTGAAGAGACTCCTGCAGTTGATGTAGTTGAAGAAACCACAGAGGTATCTAAATCAGATGAAACAATTGTTGACTCAGTTGAAGAAATCAAAAATACTCTAGAATCAGCCTTTAGCGATCTAGTTTCAACAGTAAAGTCTTTGCAGGCAGAAGTAGAAATGCTTAAGTCTTCAAAGGTAGATGTTGAAACAGCAAAACATTCATTTGAAGCAGTTGCAAAAGATATTGCAGCAGTGTCAAGTGGATTTAATGAATTTGGTAAGCGTGTGGAACTTGTAGAGCAAGACACTGCTTTCCGAAAGTCTGGCGATCTCGGCGAGATAGTACAGAATCAGCCTGAAACGGTTGAAAAATCCCTATGGGGCGGTAGTTTCCTCAAAACAGCCGACTTATTTAATTAAAAAAACAATAAGTAAAAAATCACAGGAGGTGACAATATGTCGGAACAAAATATAGAAAAGAACCAGCCTGGAACATCAGGTAATCTTGGTGGAACAGCACCAGGACTGTATCAGGGACAAGGTGCATTCGCATCTGGATCTGAAGCAGGTTCAAACGTACCAGGTAATTACACCGATGGTGGCGTGTTAGGAAATATCCCAACAGCACTATCAGGCGTTACATCTGGACCAAATGCAGTTAACCCTTCAGGTGAGGCTGGATCAGGTATCCTACGCCCAGAGCAAGCACGTCGTTTTATTGACTACGTGTGGGATGCAACCATTCTCGCCCAAGATGGCCGTCGCGTTACTATGAGAGCCAATACAATGGAACTCGAAAAGGTAAACGTCGGAGAGCGTGTTATTCGTGCAGCAGCGCAAGCAGTTGGCGATTACACAAACGCAGGTGCAACATTCTCAAAGGTTGAATTGACTACAAAGAAGATTCGTCTTGACTGGGAAGTATCTGCAGAAGCACTAGAAGATAACATCGAAGGTGCAGCACTAGAAGATCACATTGTCCGCTTGATGACAAATGCTTTCGGTAATGATATCGAAGACCTTGCAATCAACGGAACAGGTTCAGGTGGAGATGCATTCCTTTCAATCATGGAAGGTTTCGTAAACCGCGTTACGACAGACGGAGATGCACATGAAGCAGTTGTAACAGTTGCTGATAACACTTGGTCAACAGACGCAATGCAGAAGATCATTCTTGCAATGCCACGTAAGTACCGTGCACTTAAGTCAAACCTTAAGTTCTACGCAGGTACTGATGCATTCCAAGGAATCATCAAGAACAACGGTACACTTGCAGACGCAGTAGCAGAAGCATTTGCTAACCGTCCAGCAGGTACTGCTGCAAACCGTCAAGCATACCTTGATGGTGCTGGACAGACATTCGGTGGAGCACGTACAACACGTGTTCTCGGAATTGATGTTCAGGAAGTTCCATACTACCCTGCAGGATATGTCGACTTGACATTCCCACAGAACCGTGTATGGGGATTCCAGCGTGATATCACTGTAAACCGTGAATACAAGCCAAAGAAGGACACTGTAGAATACACAGTCTTCGTTCGCTTCGGTATTCAGTGGGAAGAGCAGGATGCAATCGCATTCGCTGATGCTGACAACACAGATTCATAATCTGTAATCAGTCCATTTTAGGGGGGGTAGGAGTTAACGCTCCTGCTCCCCTTACTATTTATAATGATATAATACTAACAAGGAGAAATCATGGAAAACATTAATCAAAATCCAGTTGTACAAGCCCCATCATATCAAGCACCTGAAGCAGTTCAGGCCCTTGGATCAGTTGCAGAAGGTGTTATCGGAGCAACAAAAACACCAAGATCTTCTGAAAAGAAGAAAGTTACAAAGGCTAAAGAAAAGACTGAAACAGTAGCAATTTATTCAACAAAAAATGTTTCATGGTCAGAGGTGGGTAAGGTTTCTCGTGGCTACAATATTGTTGAAAAGGATGTTGCTGAAAAGTGGCTAACTCGCTCTCACATTCGTACAGCAACCCCAGAAGAAGTTGCAAGGGAATTTGGAAAGTAAGCAATGGAGATATTAAGACTCGCGCCGTACAATGACATTGTTGTAGAATACACTGTTCCTTCAGGCTACAGCAATGTAAACATTTATGCAAGAGTCACGGATATGACGGATCTTTCAGTACGAAATTTAGAATTTTTGAGTTCAGACACAGGAGATGATTTACAGATTTCTCTTCCTGGCAGATATGACAATAATTACAGAGTAGAATTTTTTAAAATTATTAGCGAGATAGAGGTTTCAATCTACGAAGAGTTTTATGAATTAATAAGACCATATGTAGATCCAAACACATTAGGAACAACGGCATCAGAGATTGCCGAATACACAACATTGGAATTGGTAGCAAGATCAATGATAGATACATTTGTGCCAGAAGGATTTTACAATAAAAAGATAACAATAGTTGGAACTGGCAATGGCTCAGACTACTTCTCTTTATGGGAAAAGGTTTATAGAGTATTTAAGGTTTATGAGAACAATGTCTTAGTTTATGATAGATCAAATCCAGATTTGTATGAGTATCAATACGTAATAACATCAGACAAGACTGCTATACAAAGAGTTGCTGAAGGGGTCTTGGATTTGAATAGATATGAATCAACAGCGCAAAACTTACCAGTAGCAAGTGGAGATCTTGGATATTATGGGTATGACGGAATAGCCTTTCCATCAGGATATGACTATACGTTCGTTGTAGACCACGGATATTTGAGAGTTCCTGAAGATGTTGAGTATGCAGCCAAGTTATTAATTGAAGACCTTAAGTGTGGAAAGTTAGATTACTACAAGAGATATGTAACATCATACAACACAGATCAATTTAGAATTCAGTTTGATAAAGCAATGCTTGGGGGGACTGGAAACTTCTTAGTAGACAAGATACTTGACAAATATGTTAAGACAATTGTCAAGCCAGGTGTGATTTAATGATATGCGAAGAGCCAGATTTTATGTTCCCATTGCAAGCAGATATTTATTATCCACTTGTTGAGCAGGGAACTTATGGCAATGTTAAGAAAACTTGGATTATAGACAAAACTATTGCTGCTAATTTTAATGCTGTAGGAACAGCAGGGAATGAAGAAGTAAAGCCAAACGTCAACATTACACAAAGAACAACCCTTATTGGCAGAGCAAAAACAGATCTTAGAATTTCAAGTTTAGATGCCCCACATTCAATAACAAATATTATCTTAACAAACATTCGTGACAAGAACTGTAATTATATATATATGGAAACCTCTGGCCCAAGATCAGGGAAATCAACAATCTTTGAAGTTGCTACGCAAGAACCATACGTTGGACCTTTTGGTGGAATTGAATACTATAATTTAGTAATCCGTAGATCTGAAAATCAGGCGGTAGATGTCTGATGCTTAGCGTAGTAATAGATAGTAGACAGTTTCAAAAAGAAATAAATAACATTATGCAATACTCTACTGGATTTCTTGAGGGAGTAGAAAGAGGAAAGTCTGCACTCTACATAGGCTTAGCCCCAAAAATAGCAGAGATGGCATCACAGTTTATTGATGTAAATGCAAGAATGTCTCCAGAATTACTTCATCATGTTTATGAATGGGAAAAGGTCGGAAGTCCAGAAGCAAGATTGTTTGACATTGATTATAAAATTACTGGAGTAGGCATAACTTTTACATCATCTTTAAAACAGTCCTCTTCAATTAAAAATGGATCTAATGTTCCATTCTACAATAAAGCAAAGATTATGGAAGAAGGCGTTGCAGTTACAATCAGACCTAAAAAAGCAAGTGTCTTAAGGTTTGAAGTTGATGGTCAAGAAGTTTATACCTCAAGAGAAGTTCGTGTAGATAATCCTGGAGGACAGACTAAGGGACAGTTTAATAATGTTATTAATAACTTTTTTGGTGTATACTTTAGACAATCATTTTTAAACTCAAGTGGTCTTCTTCAGTATTTTAAATCTCCACAGGTTTATAAGAAAAATCTAGGATCAGCAAAAAGAGGTGGAAGGTCTTTAGGTTTAAAGACTGGATACCAATGGGTTGCTAACGCAGGGAGGATAGCATAATGGCAGAGTCAACATCAACACTTAATACACCAATACTTTGGATAAATACATACTTAAGAGAAAAAATTAGCGAACTAAGTGGAACAGATATGCCACCATTCTTTCCATCATCTCCAACAGCACTTGATGCTCTAACTGCATCATTTCCTAATTACAACGGTGGGGTTATGTGTACCTGGGATAGACTTGTTAGAATGCGTAGATCTCCATTTCCACATATAAAGCAAGAACAACTACTCTATTATTTTTATGCAACAGAAGCAAATGTCACAGAGACTATGGTCCGTATTCAAGAGGCAGTTCTAAGGCTTATGGATCGTGAAGACGAAACAGCAGAAGAAATTAATAAATGGGCAAAGGCAAATGGCCCAATTGATGAAATGGACTGTAAGTTCTTTTTCCATAGATTTAGGGTATATCAACTTGAAGAAGTAAGAGATATCATTGACTTTGGAACAGCCCGTACTTATGGCGGTAACAAGATAATCATTGACTTTGAATATCATCAAGATACTCAAATTTTATCCTCTTAAAAAGGTGTTATAATTAATCTTGAGGAAACAAGCCCTTTAAATCTATAAGAAAATAAAGAGGTGAAATAAATGGCATATACACGTGGTAGCAGCAACAATATTATCGTTGGAGCAGCAGCCCTCTTCACACATGAAGCAGGCGTACTCACAAACGCAGCCCTTCCAGCATACGTAGAAGACGTATCATACAAGACAACTTTGTCAAATGATGCAGATTTCCGCAACGTTGGATATACAATGAACGGTTTGGAAATTCAATTCCAGCCTGACTTTGGTGAGGTTGCAGTAGACCAGGTTCTTGACGTTGCTAAGTTGTTCAAGCAAGGCATGCAAGTAAACCTAAATACTACATTCGCAGAATCAACATTAGAGAATCTTCTATTTGCACTAGCAGGTAAGGATTCAGATCTAACAACAGTATCATCTAACCCAACACTTAATCTTTCAGCAGGAGACATTGGCGAATGCCCAGTCGAACGCGGTTTGGTTGCAGTTGGTCCAGGAACTGGCGACTGTGCAGCATCAGATGAACTCGAAAGAGTTTACGTAGCATACCGTGCACTTTCAATTGAAAGCGTTACAGTATCTGCAAAGAGAGATGAAGCGACAATGTTCGAAGTATCATTCCGTCTTCTTCCAAATGATGCCGCATCATACGGTAAGATCGTAGATCGTACTATCTCATTAGTATCATAATACAACTTAATATAGGAGAGGCTCAATCCTTCGGGGTTGGGCCTTTCTGTTTGGTATACTTATATAATGCCTACAGAAATATACAAAACCTCAATTATAGAACTTTTTGATGGAACAGAACTATATATTACCCCATTAAAAATAAAATATTTAAAGTTATTTTTAGAAGAGTTTGAAAATGTAAAAACATCAAAAAATGACGATGAAGCAATTAATTATTTGTCTAAGTGTG